CTTGGAGTCCTGTAATGAAAGATGCTTCTGGTAACACTTATAGCGGTGGTGGCAGCATAGTTGGACACTATGTAAAAGTAGGTGAAATGGTTACAGTACAATTTTCTGCTACTTCTTTAGGTAATTCTGGAATGGCTAGTAACCAGATACTTATACATAGCTTACCTTTTAGTCCAAGAGAAACTGTTGTTGGCTTTGCTCAAATAAGATACGGTAATAATATTAGTAATGTACAATTCGGGCCTCACGCTCAATGTGACGCAAACAATACAATAGCAAGCATTAATAAAATACATGACAATGCTGGCGATATAAAACCTATTCAATGGAATCATATGCAACATTCTTCTGGATACTATGGTCTTAGGTTTACTTTAAGTTATAGATCAAACTAGACCGAGCTATGTCTATAAACTAAGCCTAAACCTGTTTTAATCGGAGATTAATCCTAATGGCATTAGCCGAGTCAATCGAATACGACAAGATAGAAATTGTCACAGAGTACAATAATGTACAAGTACGGAAAAGAGTTGTAATAAAAAAAGATGGAGTAGAAATTGCTTCTAATTTTGAAAGATATACACTTACTGCTGGTACGTTAGATGATTCAGATAACCTAGTCGATACTGATATATCAAACGAACCTGCAAAAGTATCAGCAATTTGTAATGCTGTATGGACTACTGATGTAAAAGCTGCGTGGAAAGCTAAACTAATAGCAGATAAACCATCTGAATAATGACCAAACCAACAGACCAAGAACTGCAAACTGAGTTAGCTCAAATAGTGCAGAAACATAATGATGCACAAGAAATTGTAAATCAATGCAAAACTAGGTTTACGCAAATCCAAGCAATTCTAGATGATAGAAGACAAGAAGAATCTAACGAAGAAACAACTACTTAACTTTTTCTTGCAACTGCCTAGTCATTAAACCCATAGTGACGTAAAGCGGAGAGATAGCTACAATAAGTAGCAGAACGACTAAGCTCATTAGTGAGCAAGCTCGTATTATTGACTCTTTAATCATGAGAAAAATTCTTGACGCTTTAACCATCGTATCTACAATCCTTGTCTTAGGGATATGTGGCGGTGGTTTTTTTACATATAAGTATGTTTCATCTGAGCAATTTAAGGCTAAAATTATGAACTCTATACTTGGCGAGGTAAAGGGGCTATTGCCTAATGTTATGGGTAACGCATTACCAAAAACAACAGGCCCATCTTTTGCTTTGCCGACACCTCCAAAAAAATAATTGGAAATACCTGAGATACATATACCTGATGTTCATATTCCATATACCTATGTGCCTGACTACGGCCATTCAAATGTACAAGTAATAGGTTGCACTTACTACCACAGAGATACAAAAAATACAGGCAATAGAAATTTGATAATAGAAGATCCTAATGGTGTGATTAGTAATTGTCCGTACCCTAGTTTTAACCCACTAAACTATGTGCCAGATCAATTAACAATTACAGAAGAGATGCCTAATCTTGCTAATGAAAGTGAGATGCCTACTAGTGAACCACCTAAAACTAAAATACCAAAAGATAAAAAAAAGGAAGATGAATACAAACCCTGCCCTAGTAAACAAGATCAAAGAGTAGGAGACTTTCGTAACGAAAAAAGATTAGAACGTGTTACTGGACATAAAAGAGGAGATGATGGAGTTGAATGTATTACTCTCTATGAAGACGTACCGTTCATCGACCAGTACATACCTACGCCTAGCGTGGTTGTCTCTACTGCTGCTATTGCTACTGTGGCTGCAACTACTCCTATCATTATAAATTTAATAAAACCATTAGTTAAACAAATAATTAAAAAACTTACTTCAAAGAATGAGAGTGAGGGATCACCTGACCGGGAGGAACAGTAACTGCAATGCCCTCGCATATCGTTGCAAACTTACCTGTAAATTGAACACCAAGTTTTGCCTGTTCACCGCATACCTTCAGCCTAAAAAGAGCAACCTCAAGCTCAGTTTTTTTATACAATAATTCCTGATTTTTTATATTTATTTCTGTTGCCTTATGACATAGTGCAGGTGCTTTGCCTAACGGAATACTAAACTGTGCTGAAATACCGTAGTTTAAATTGTAGTTATCCTTCTCAAACCTTGGTGTACGCTGATAATATTTAATTTCACCTGTGTCTTCGTTGTAAATTGGCTGAACAGTTTCTGTTTCTATAGGTCGGTTAAATGACCATGAGTCTGTTAAGAATGGTGTAATGGTAAGGCTAGGTGAACTACAAACAATACCCTGCGACATTCTAAATTGCGGATTAGATTGCGGAGCTATCATAGTGGCATTGTTATTTACCGTTCCCTGTGCGTTGCTAGATGGACTTGCTACGGTTGTATTGGCTAAAACCTTAGTTGGACATAGGCAAAGTAAAACTACTGCCCAAACGTGGTTTCTACGGTGGTTGTTGTTGTTGTGTTTATTACCCTGTTGATTGTGGTTATTGTGTCTAAACCGGGAGAAATTATTGATTCGACTAAGCTGAAAGGTTGACCTGCATTTACTATTTTCCATCTAGGCACACCTTCCAACGTAGGACTTGTATATGAAAAGTTGATCCCATTAACTGTTTGTTCAGCTTCTGCTGTAGGTATTGAATTAATATAGCCATTAACATCTGCACTTTCTATGTTCGTGCCTGATACGCTCAGAGAATATCCTGTACGGAACTGATGAGATACCACAGATTCCGTTATTACACTTTGGGTCTGGGAATTTGTACTGGAACTTCCGGTTCGGAAGGTAGGCACAACTGGGTTTGCAAAGGTTTTGACAGGGAATAATATTATTAATAACGGCCAAAGTTTTTTCAATCTATGGTTATGGTTACTGTAGTTGACCCCACGCAGCTAGAACCAGATCCAAATGCACCACTACAAGTATGAACTCCTGATGATAAAGAAGTCATAGAACCTGATCCCAAAGTACCCCCAGATCCTATAGTCGTTTGCCCACCAAGGTGTGGTAGTGCTGCTATGCCTGATGATGGAGTAATTGCACTTGGAGTAGCATCACCCATAGTTAGCGTTTCTGTTAGTGAAAATGCACTCCCTGCGGTAGTAACTGCCTTATCAGTTTGCACCAAAGCCGGAACACCTGCGGTTAAACTTGCTACGTTCAATCCACCAATAGTGTTAGATGTTGTAGATCCACCAGAAGTAACGGACGGAGTTATGTTGTTACCTGATATTGAATATGTCGTACCTAATTTATTAGTAACAGAGTACGGCATATCTACACTTATCTGTGCAGAGGTTGTGAACTTTTGAGTGATGTCTGCTAGTGCTACAGAAGGACTAAACAAAAATAAAAGTGCAATTAATTTTTTCATTTTTTGTCCTCCTTTTTGTTAACAACTTCAGCACCTAAAATTTTTATAGGTGTTTCTATTCTAACTGTTTGATAACTACCAGATTGTGTAGCTAATAACGCTTCTACTTCTTTTTTGTTTAATGGTTTTTCATCTGGTTTATATGTACCATCACCACGTTTTTTTGCACCTTCCAAACCAAAACTGGCTAACGCACCTGTTAACAAACTTGCCGGAAAAGTTATATCCTTGGGTTCGTTTGTGTAGCCGGGAATAGATATGTAGTTAAGGGATACTATGAAACCACTCCACCCAACTACAACTAACCTGACTACAACTGAGATAAAAGCTAGCTGTTCTTCTTTGTCCTCAATAGTTTCTTTTAATTTTTTTAATGGGCTTTTTTTAATTTCTTCTGTCATAACTAAGATTTATTAGTCATACTATACATAATTACCTATTTACGCAAATGACAGAGGTACAAGCAGCACTTATAGGGGCAGCAGCTACTGCTTTTGTTATGGTTTTATCCAACATGAGTAACCGTAGAGAGAAAACTATTATTGATATCTACACTAGATTAAACAAGTTATCGCAAGCGGTTAGTAGGATAGAAGGCAAGATCCAATAACGTGTGCTATGTTTGGAAAAACTAACAAACTATGTACAAAATACTAAAGCCTATATTATTACGCTTTCTTTCTACGACAGGATGTAAAAGGTTAGTAATAGATTTATGTCGTGCATTTGTAAAGCAAACCTCGAATACATTGGATGATAAAGCAGTAGATCTGCTTGAGCAAAATTTGTTTCCCAAATTAAACTGATGGCTAAAGATAAATTTCTCAACATCGAAATAGAAGAACCACCTGTAGAGTTGCAGTTATCTGTAGAGATGCGTATTAGAGAAGTTTTAAAAAGCGATGATCACGATGGAGTTAAACAATATTGCACACATTTAATACGGCATCAAATGAAACAAGATGTATTTCTTGCCAGTTTATTAGGAAGAGTAGTAGAACTTGAAGCAATGCTTATAAAAAAACATATGAAAGAAGAACGTAAAACTATGGACAGAATAAAAAAATTCTTTCATAATTAAAAAAAAAGGAAATTATTATGCCAAAAAAATCCTACGGTAAACCCAAGCCACCAAAGAAATAAGCAGTGGTATGGCTTGGTAGGTTCTAGTTCTTTTCCCCAACTCTAGAGCCTAGCCCCAGAGTAATTAATGGTCTGTGTTATTCTGGGGCTACTTTAAAATGGAATATCGTTGTCGTTACCTTTATAAGTAGGTGTGCTATGAGATGGTTTTCCGGGTTGATAGTTATTATCTGCATCAAAAATAGATACCATTACTGCTGATGGATTTGGCTTTTCACTAAAGTCAGGCAGCCCTGCTAAATTTACCCATCTATCCATAAGCATAAATTGTTTGCCTTGGTCATTTTCCATAATGACTCCAATGTTTTGCCAGTTAGCTTTGTTGTTGCCATCTTTATCTTTGTATTCTCGTGTCTTGACGGATAGGTTTTTGATTTTTCGTGCCATAAGGAATTTCCTGTAGTATGCGTATGCGGACAAAACCACCTAAGTAATCTTGATCCATAGTTGAGATGACAGTATTGAACTGTTTGTCGTTTATGCGTAGTGCGTCTGCGAGTCCGTCAATACCTGCTTTCATTCTAGCAACTAAGTTGTCTCGGTCATAACTTCGTCTGTCTGGTGGTATAAATGTCATTTCCAAAACTAATCTCTCAGGTATATTTTCTGTTACCTCTCGATATTTTTTTAACTGTTCTTTCGATACACTAAAACAATCTTTTCTGTATTGCCTTTTTGCTTTAGCTACTACTGCCCAATGCTTTCTTGCGTTTGGTGATAGATCAGTTGGCGGCCAACCTAATACTATTTCAATCATTCTCTAACCTCCTTATCTCTTCTGTAATGCGGTCATGATTAACTTGCCAAAACTTACTATCTAAGTTTTCAAACCAAAATTGCCTGTCTAATTCTGCCAACTGACATTTGTATTTGGCAATCTTTAAAATAGTTTGCTCTTCCAAAGTTACTTGCTCCATAATTTAATTAATAATTCTAGTTCTTTTATGCGAGCTTTTGCTGCTGCAATTTTCTGTTCTTTTGTCATTTTTTAATTGTTCAAAGTGTCTGTTAAGTTGTTTGTTTAAAGAATTATCGGTTAATGGCGAATTGCCAT